TCGTGCGTCACGCGAAGGTATTCCTTCACTTGCTGGAGCGTCAGATACATGGTGCCTCCGTGCCGTAGCGTCGATATGCCTCGGCGTCCTCCGCACCGATATGCTGGCGCAGCCAGGATAGATCATGGTCAGGCGTCCACCGGCCTGACGGTCGATGCCCGCTGCCGATGCCAGGCCGCCCAGGCATGCCCTTGATGCCGATCGGCCGGGCACCAGGTACCCGATCCATCAGGTAGGCGATGCCCTTGCGGTGCATCTGGTGCATCCTATGCCACAGGTCGATGTCGATGAAGCCCTTGCGGAGCGGATTCCGCGCGCGCTCGTCGCAGATCCGCAGCAGCTCATGCACAGCACGGCCGATCACTGCTGTCTCGCACAGGCTCGCATGCGCGATGTTGTGCATCGCCTTCCAGCACCGCGCGCGGACGTTGTAGTACCAGGCCCGCATGTAACCGACCGCTGCGCACTCGGGCCACACCTTGCGGGCGGCGTCCGCCATGCTCACCAGGTACTGCGGTGGGTAGTAGTCGTCGTCCTCGACGATCAGCACAGGACGCGCGCCTGCTCCGTGCTCCATCGCGCGCCTCAGCCCGAGCGCCAGCAGCGCCGCCTGCGTGCTCATCCCAGCGACCCACGTCCACGGCGCGCGCACGGGATGCACGCGCCAGTGACTCGGCAGCACGTCGGTCGCGGACAGCTCGGGCATGTCCACGTCATGTGTGATGACCCAGTCGACCTCGCCGACGTAGGTCTGCCTGATCATGTGCCCGACGCACAAGGCAAAAGCCTCTGGCCTGCCACCGGTAGGCGTGACGATGATCATGCGAGAGCCTCCTCCAGCACGCCACGCTCAAAAGCCGTGCATTGTGTTTCACGTGAAACATTGATGATCTTGCAGTTTGGCCGCGATGCCGCCAGCTCGCGCGCCAGCTTGAGCAGCCGCGCGTCAAACCGCTCCACGCTGCCCGCATCGCCGAGCGGTCGCGGATGCGCCCCATGCCAGTGCGCCTGCCGGACGCCATCGATGTACTTCACAGCACAATCGTACCCGAGCAGCAACACGCGCGACGCTCCGCGCTCCGCAGCCAGCGCGATCGCCATGCCGCCAGTGAGCGACGATGCGCTGCGCACCGACACATCGGCGCGCCGGACGGCATGGGCCACTGCTCGCGGCGGCTCACACCCAGACAGCTTTTCGCCGGCAAACCGCCGCACCACGTCCTCACCTAGCACCTGCCACCAGCCTAGATCCTGCGCAACCATTACGTCAGCCCACGGCGCGGCCATGTAGGTGCTGTTGCACACGATGACGGCGCGCCCGTGAGACCGAGCGCGCCGCCACGTGTAGACAAGCGCTACGTCATCCATCGACAGCGATGGCCCGCTGGCGATGCAGACGACAGTGGCACCAGCCCACATCACCGGATCACCCGTTAGGTGTTCCAGGTGCCCCAGGCAATGCCCTGCGGCCGGTCGACAGACAGCGCCAGACGCTCCTCTGCGCGGATCGTGATGCGATTGCGCACAAAGTCGTCATTGACGTAGCCCATCTCGACGCTGGCCGCTTGCCTGTCAAACAACACAACCGCCTGCCGGAGCGCGCAGACGCCCATCTCGCCCTGCGTGACCCACCGCGAGGGGATAACCGGCACCCTAAAGAGCTGCGGACCTGCGACGGTACCAGGCGGGCCAAACAAGTACATGCCGGTGTTCGCGCCTTCACGCAGTCTTTCGACAGCCGACCAGTCCAGCGGATTGACGATGATCGCATCTGCCGCGAACCCGTTCTGCCACAGCGTCCAGATGGCCAGATTGGCCGTGTCGATAATCGAGTCGTTAACGTCGGTCAACGCAACGCCCGCTTGAGTTTCCAGGCCAGCGAGATTTGGCGCGGTGCCGTTGCCGGCAATAATCTGCTGCTCGATTCTGTCAGCCAAGCCGTCCCGCAGCCGCATGTCGATGTAGGCTGCGATGGCTGCCGAGTCGCTGATCAGCTGGCTCGACACAGCGATATGGTGAGCCACGGTGCGGATCGTCACAGCCACGGACTCGAAGCTGATCGTGCTCTCAGGTTTCGCGCCAGGCAGTCCGCCAGTGAGGGCCTCGTTCTGCTCTGCCGCGTTGTTCGTCCAGCTCGATTCCCGAATGGTCTCGATACTATTTGACGACACCGGCACGACCGGAATCAGCTCGCGTACGGTCTTCGGATACACCGATCCGGGAATAACGCCTTGCCTCTGATCAGGCAATACCGTATTGCCGGTGCTCGTCACGGTGGCCTTGAAAAGCGCCGACCCGCGCACACCGACCGCGACGCGGCCGCGAAAGTTCGGATCGCTCGCAGCGGCCTTGTACTGCTCGGAACCGACAAACTGCTGCCCCCAGGACATCGGCATATCCGCGCCGGCTGCATAATGCGCGCCGCGCTTTTCGATCTCCGTCATCTGGGCGCGCAGCGATTTGTACTGCTCGGCCAGCGCATGGACCTCAGCGCGGATTTCCTTCGATGCGGTGCCATTTTCCTGCACTTGCCCCTCGAGCTTTTCAATAGCCGACTTGAACTGCGCACTGATGCGCTCAAGACCGTCGGCGATGGTCTTCGTGATTTCCTCGCTCATGGCGAACTCCTCAGATATCTATCGAATGCGGCATTGATCGCCGCGATGATTTCCTGCGTTTCCGCCTTCGTGACGCGCTCGCCGCGAACGATGGTACGGATCTTGGAGACCAGCGCCGTGGCCTCCGCTCGCGAAAAGGTGCCAGCATCACGCAGCACCGCCTCAATCTCTGCGAGGCTCTCGGCCTCTTCCAGCGCGGACTTCACGTCCGCGATTCGCGCCGCCCTATTGGCAGGCGTCGACGTCAGACTGATCTCGAACGGCTCGATGGCGGTCAAGTGGCGACCATCCGGAGCCTCGCGCACTGACTTGCGATCCCAGAACGCCCCAAAGCTCACGCCAGTTACCGTTCCATGTCGCAGCTCGGCAGCGACATCCGCCGCCACCGAATGCCCCGGCGTCAGCTCGGCCTCGAAGCGCAAACCGTAGTCGTCCTCCTCAGCGTACGTCACCAGCCCAATATTGGGCAACTGGTGCTCATAGCGCAGCGGGATTTTCTGGCCGGTCGCCAGCCACCCAGCGAAAGCGCCACGGTCCACAATATCGCCGTGCGCGTCTAACACGCCGAACACGCTGGCGTAGCCGCTGATTCGGACCGTGTTTTCCGCCGCGACGAACTTGAATTTTGCGGCGTCGCGTGCGATCGGTGCAGACGTGTATCGCCTCATATTGTAGCCTCCTGCGCCTCGGTAATAGGCCGTGTGGCGCTCTGAATCATGAGTGTATCACCACCTGGCAGCGGCGGGAAGCCGTCGAGCGCGCGCACCTCGTTGGGTGTGCGCTGCCCCGAGTGGATCTGCTCGCGCGCGGTCTGGGCTCGCTGCATCGGATTCATCCGCGTGATCTCGTCGAAGTCAAACCGGAACTCCACCTCGTCCCACCTCTCAGGCGGAAACATCGTGAGTTTCAGCGCCAGCTCCATGCGCTCAAGTAATGGCCGGAACGTGAGTTTATACGCCCCGTCCATAAGCTGTTCAATACCGCTCCCCCAAGTAGTCGATTGCGAGCCGTCATTCACGAAGATCGAGTTTATGCCGTGGAATCTGGCAATATCCTGCACGGAAAAGCGCCGCGATTGCAGCAGCTCAGCATCAGCTGGCGACAGCGACGTGGCTTCGTATTTCATGAACCGATCGAGCACCACAAGCTCGTTTCCGTCATTTTGCTCGACCAGGTCTCGGAATGATTCGCGGATTTGATTGCGCTGCTCTTTGTCCAGCTTGGCATCTACCATTAGCACACCGGCTGGCCTCATGCCTTTCCGGTACACGTTTGAAACCTGCCGCGCCTCGGCCTGCGCAATACCAAGCGCGTGCGCTGCATACGCCAAAGGTGAAAGCCCGACAAGACCGTTTCCGAAAAGCTTGACGTGCATTACCGATTCCTGCGCCAGATATGCGACATTGACGCCATCGCTCCACCGGTATCGCAAGGTATTCCCGACCAGTTCGGGCTCGGTTTGCGCAGCAAGCATCGGAACCAAAGAATATACGCTTCCGTCCTCGCGTCGATATACGCGAGCGTAGGCATTCCCGTTGGTTACAAGGTTCAGAAACAGAATCTCGAAGAATTGGATTCGGTCGTGAATAGCGTTTGGCTTATTGCGCAGTAGCCGAATCGCCGGATCGTCATCATCTCGGCGAGGATACCCGCCTCGCAGATCCAGCAGCCGCAGCGGCAAGGTGGCGCAGGTCTCGGTTAGCAGACGCACGCACGCCCACCACGCAGACACCTGCATCGCGGTGTCCCAGGTCACGGCCTGGGCCAGAGGAGCGACTAGGCCGGCAGGCTCGCCGCGCTGCGGCCCTTGCACCACACGCGGGCCGCCGCCGCCAAACCACCGCCCCAGCCTGTGCCACAAGTCTAGTGCCACGTCCGCCCTCCGTCGCGCGCAGGCACGTCGATGTCGATGTAGTCATCGACCCGGAATATTTCGCGGCCCATGTCGGTCACGCCGACCTGCATCGCCATCACCAGCGCGATCATACCATCGATGCGGCCAGACGCCTTCAGCTTGTCCAGCTTGCGCTGCCCGGTGACGTTCGTCACAACGGTCGCGTTCGCTGCGCACATGCGCAGCACCGGATGCCCACCATGTCTCACCTTGCGCTCAAGCAGGCACGCCTCGACGTACTCGAGCGCCGGCGTCATGTCACGAAACCCCTGGCCGAACGGCTTCATGATAGCGGCGAAGCCCAACGTGTTGCCAAGCGCCTGAAGCTCGTCCATGCGCCAGCGGTCACACGCGATGATGCGGACGTCGTACTGATCGCACAGCTCGGCGATGCGCTCAGCGACCATCGCATACTCGACAGAGCTGCCTGGCGTCGCCGTGATGTAGCCCTGGCTGACCCAGAGGTCATACGGAGCCTTGTCGCGTCGCGAGCGCTCCTCGATGGTATTCGCCGGCGTCCAATACTCCGTGCGGACATGCCACACGCCGTCGCCATCTCGAGCTGCCATCGCAAGCGCGGTCAGGTCCAGGCGCGATGAAAGGTCTACCCCGAGATAGACCGGAGCGTGGGCGAAGACGTCCTCGTCTGGCGGATCGGAGCAGGCATTCCACACGGCGCGCGAAACCAGCGGTGAATGGAAGTTGACGCGCTGATTCAGAACCAGATTTCGATACTCGTTCTCGCGCGACGGCATGCGGCGCGCGTCCTCAGCCATCGCTCGCAACTCCTCGATGTTCATGAAGACCCGCATGTGCGGATTCGCTGCCGCGATCGCCTCGTCGGAGAACGGGTCCGCATCCTCTGGCGCAGTGTAGAGCGCCACCTTGGTGCGCGGATCATCCCCGCGTAGAGCGGAGTCAATCAGCAGCGACAGTAGGTCGCCATCCGTGCGAGCCTGCGTCGAGATGATGATGGACAGCGGATTCTCCTGCGCTTGGCACGCGGTTTCCATCGCCTCGTACAGCTCATGGCGCGGGCCGCGGACTTGCCCGAGTTCATCGTGAATGACCAGGGCCGGATTGAGGCCATAGGCTGTTTTTGACTCGCTTGAAAGCGCCCGGTAAAGCGTTCCACGCGCCTCGCAATACAGTTCCTTTGCCGTTTCCCGAATGCGGATGTACTTCCTGAGCGTCGGCGATCCGCGAATGATCTTGCAGGCATAGCGGAATATGATCGCCGCCTGCGCGCGGCTCATCGCAACGGAATAT